TCACGTTTTGAGGTTGCGATGATCCTGACCTCATCACCTTTTGACAACTCAATCACGTAGACCATTGCATCCATCCAGTCTGCGCGACACTTAATTCCAGCGGCACCGTGATCCCAATTCGGTTCACCTGCATCCACATTCTCAATTCTCAGAAGTTTCATTTTGTCTGTTTTTGTTTTTCTTTCTGCGGGCATTCATTGTGGCAATTCTCTTGGTGTAGTCCAAGTTCCTGAGCCTCTTGCATTCTTCGCTTCCACAAGTTCTTCTAGCGAAGCTGGATAACTTCTCATTGCAGTATGGGCAAAAGTTCTCTTTCTGAGCCCCGTCTATTTCCGGGAACATGCAAGTGGAGCACATGGTCCTTGGTTCTCCGTCCTTGGCAAACGGCTTCCGGCACTGCGCGCAGTTCGCAATTTCACGCTCCGGCGGATACGTGATTCGAAACCCCGAACGAATGGCCGATTGAATCGCTGACTTCAACTCCTGTGCCAAATCATCGAATTTTATCATTCCACGACGAATTGGAGAGTGGTCCACCATTCGCGGAATGTAAGTGTCAACTCCGTTAAGTCTTGTCATTTTGTGTTTAGTTTTTGGTTACTAGCGACTGGATTTTTTTCTCATTAAACTTCCACGTAAGCAAGCACGAAGCTCTGTAGCGTGAAGTATTAAACATGCTCATACCCTGAAGAAACTTCTTCTGGCTTTCTGTGGGTGGTAAAGCGAGCCATGACCGACTCTTCCTGCAAAGAGAGACATCTCCGTTTTGCCGCAAGAAGTCATCTGCGGAAGCGATTGCTACCATTTTGTCCTGAGCGATTTCGATTCGAGCCATTCGCTTCGGCTCATCTGTTCCCCCGAGAACATGGAAGTGCTCTCCGAACTGTACGATTATCGCGTATGCAGACATTCCATTTGCCATCATGACCTTGCCTTCAAACATGTCCTCCCAACGGAACGGTGAAGCATCAATGAGTTGGATCTCCGTGAGCTTAAACTCCTCGAGAACGCCTTTATCTTCTTTCTCGTCGATGTATCCGCACACCGGACATTCGCGGGTCTGAATCGGCAGCTTGATCCCGCAGCCCTTGCACGTCTTTTCGGGAGCCCCAGCATTCTCCTCGCCTTCCTTCTGCTTCTGAACGAGCCGCACCTCGGCATTCAAGTTGCCGTGGGTGACAATGGAGTAGCCGAAGTCCAGAATCAGACAGTCCGACTTCACTTGGCCCGGGTAGCGGGCCTGATCCAGCTTGCGAAGCCCGCGCCCCACCATTTGAAGCATGACGCTTTTGCTCGAGCATGGCCGAACTAGGACAACGCACGAGACTGGTTGACAGTCCCATCCTTCCGTCAGCACTGCGACGTTGCAGATGACTTGGTACTTCCCGGCGTCGTACGCGGCCAAGATCGCCTTGCGGTCGCTCTTTGCCATCGCTCCATGGATTGTCACAGCAGACACGCCTTGCCGGACGAACTCTTCACACAAGTGCTCTGCGTGCGCCACGGTAGCCGCAAAAACCACGGTCTGCCGGTTCCCCGCATGCTGTTTCCATTCGGAAACGATCCGGGCGTTCAGCGGGCTTTTATCCATGACCTCGGCCACCTGATCCAAATCGAAGTCATGCGTCTGTGGGATTCGATCCAGCTCGGCCTTGAGCCCCATGTCGATAACCATAGCCCGAGGTTTCACAAGGAAACCTCCCTGCACGAGTTCCTCGAGTTGAATGACATCAGCCACGACCGGGAAGATCGTGATGAGCCCCTTCCTATCGGACCTTTGTGGTGTGGCCGTCAGACCCAGAATGTGGCCATTCGGATTCTGATCCTTGAACGCATCAATAATATCTCGATACGATTTTGCTATCCCATGGTGCGCTTCATCTAAAACCAATAAGTCTAACGAGTTCGGTATAGTCGAAAGGTTTCTTGGCTTTGATAACGTTTGCACCATCGCGAACGTAGCGCCGGGAGACCACGATTTTCTGTCTGCAACGAACAAATCCGTTCGGATTTTTGGGTTCACCTTTTGAAAGGTCGCCCGGTTTTGAGACACCAATTCGTCTCGGTGTTGCAGTATCAGACAGCTTTTGTATCGGCTCGCCGCCGCACTCAGCATAACTGTCTTCCCGGCTCCGGTTGGAGCAACCCCTAGGCATGCCCCGTATTGATCGAGAGCTTTGTGGCACGCTTCGACAAAATCCTTCTGTCTTGGTCTGAGAATCATCTCTTTTGTAAGAGGTAGGATGACTGCGGGTGTTTCACAGGGTAGACCATCAACCCGTCGCGGATCTTCTCCGCGCACCATGCCCCGCAGTCATCGTCACCATACACGCCTCAGGCTGTGTGGTCTTTTTGTTTTTGAGGATTCTACTTTTTAAGCCATGCCGGAGTAGAGCTGCCCGGTGCGGCCTTGGCTACTGCCGCGGCCGCCACTGGAGCCACTTGCTTCACTGTGGCACCACCAAATGCAGATTGAGCCACTGGCTGCTTCTTCTCGAGCGTCTCAAGGCCCTGAGAGATCGCCTCGAAGAGTTTGTATCCGCCTGAAGAGGGATTTGTGGACGCCCAATCTTGGACCTTGTTCTTCGGCTCGTATCCATCTTTGCCGGGATCAACACCAACAAGAATCCCGGCAATTTTGCCTTCGATCAACTCCACAACGTCCTCAAGGCACGCATTATCAAGTGCCGAGTACGTTGCCGGATCGGCATGATTGAACACTCCGATGGTCTCAAGGATTCGGGTGATTGCTCCAACCGCCATTTCCTTTGCCTTGTCAGAGGTCTTTGGGTCCCAAGGATCGGAGAGAATGGTGTAGATTTTACGTTTCTCGTACTGTCCAGCGGCAACACCTAATTCGAGATTGAGATAGCGTGCCCCTGTGGTTTGCCCGACTTTGATCTCTTTTGGGAGCAAAACGACTTGGCATAACGTTCCTTTTGGAATGAGTTCAATGGAACCCGAATTGGATGATTGTGGTGAAAACATCGTGTTTTTAGTATGTTGTTTGTAGGTTATCTATTCTTTTTCCGGCTCTGATTTTGGCGAGAATCTTCGCCAAGTTTGGTTCCTCAATCATTTCGAGACAGCCGGATCTGTCTTTTGCTGGGAAACCAAAAGGGTTTTGTTTGTGGCAAACAAAGGCTCTGTAAAGCGAGCCATCTTCTGTTTTGAAGTCTGAACTTAGAGTCATTACTTGATCGAATATCCCCGGCAGTTCCCTGCCGGTCTTCGACCCGTCAATCTGTGGGGTCCAGAACGCTCGCTTTAGGTCATCTTCTTCGCGGTCTAGAATCCCGACCATGATGACGCTCTTGGGAGAATGCTGGAGGTGAGTCACCCATCGGATCATCTCACGGCCCAGCAATCCGTACGCCCCGCGCATGTCTGGTTTCCCAGTCTTCTCAGAGAATGCCTCTGGTTGGGTTTGGCACCATTTCAAGCACTCTCGTGCGGCCACCGTAATGGAATCAACGAACACCGTGTCAAAGTGTGCGATTGACTCCGGATCTCCGAATATTTCGCAGACTTGATCGTAAACCGGCTTTGAATAGAGACCGTTTGCGTCCGATGGATCTGGCCCACCAATGTATAGAGCGGCTGCCTGAGCAAGTTCCCATGGATGACATCCGACTTCTCGTGCTGTACCACGCACATCCAGCACATTGTCCTGAGCCCATCCGGCAAGAGCTAGAGTCCCTGCCTCAAGGTCCAAGAACAAAGTCTTGGACGCATCGAGGGTGCGAGCCTGCGTGGTCTTCCCTGCTCCGGACTGCCCGAAGATGCACATTGTGATCTTCGACTTCTTTGCGGCCATCCGCTCATCTGCTTTGATAAATTTCAGCATAACTTAACGGATGGTGATGATAGTTTGGTTGTGCGGGCGTCCTTTAGGGCCTCTGTGAGTTTCGGATCAACCTGCGCGGAGAAGACGGATTCCTTCACCGAGAACTTCGTCTCGATGAGCTTGTTCCCGACTTCAATCGGCAAAGCCTCCCAGAGTGCGCGAAGCTTCGCTTGATCCCATGAGACGGTCTGCTTGACGTCCCATGTCATCTTGATTCCGTCGATTTCTCCAGTGACAGAGCCGTGCGACTTTCCTTTCGCTTCCATCTCGGAAGTGAAGACGTCAGTCACCTTGTC